GATATACATATATAGAGAAATAAAAAAAGCGCCAAAAGGCGCTTTCTTTCTATATAATTTATTACTATTAGTAATTTAAGATAGCGTAATCCATTCTAATAGTTAATGTAATTTCAGTTGGTGTGTCTGATGACCAATCCATATCTCCAAAGTTTGCTTGAGAACAATAAGCTCCTTTACAAATCCATTCTTCAACAACATCACCTACAGGGCCTAATGCGTTAAATCTAATGTCTTTTTTATAGAAATCAGAATAACCATCTCTACCTGTAACTGACTCATGTGACAAACGAACCCACTCCATTACTGCTTGAGCACCTGATGGTGTTACTGGGTCATAAAGAGTTGTTGTAATGTTTTGCCAATCAGCTTTACCTTTAATTTTTCTTTTCACATTAATATGATCAAGAGTTACTTCATTAAATTGAATGTTAGGTCTACCTGTTTTTTTAACTAAAAATGCTGGAATTCCGTCTATATACATTATAAACCTATTTTGTAGTTTAGGTTCAAATGCTGTGAACATCATTTCGTTTGTGTTTAATATTGCCATCTTTTATATTGTTTTTATTGTTCTATTATAAATATATTACTTTTTAACTTTTTATGCAGGGAATGTTGCTCCTGTTGGTAATACATTAAAGTCAAGTACTATAAATTCTGCTGTTTTAGTTGGTTGTAAATAAATAGCACCAATTAATCTATTTCTATCTATTTCTTCTGGTGTATTATTACTTTCATCCATTACTACTCTAAAGGCAAATAATCCTTGTCTTTGTTGTACTGACTCTAAATATGGGTTAACAATATTTAGGAATCTATTTCTTGTTTGTAGAGTATTTTGTTCAAATACTAAGTATCTTGAAGAACTTGCAATAAATTTCTTAACTGCAATTAATAATCTACGAACATTAATTCTATCTAAAGCTGTTGGTCTTTGTTGAAGTGTTTTCTGACCCCATATACAAACTCCTGTTCTAGGGAATGTAGCTATTGGGTTTACTTTTCCTTCATATAATTCATCTCTTTCAGCTTGATTTAATCTTAATTTAGCTTCAATTACATTTCCTAATACACCTCTATTTAAACCTGCAGGTGCAAACCATTCAGCAGCAATGTTATCTGACGCAGCTATTGCACCAGGCACTATAACTGATGGGGGAACGAATACTGGCTTGTTACGCGAAGTATCTAGCACTTTTACCCATGGATAATATACAGCAGCATAATTACTATCCATTCCATCTGCTTGACTTACTGCTGTTGATACTGTAGATTCTACTCCTGTTAGATCCATTACATAGAATGTATCTCCTCTATCTTCAACCATTGTAGTTACTGCATCTGTTACTGATGAGTGGAATTGTTTAATTACTCCAGGTAATGCTATCATATTCATATCATATTCATCTTGATTTGAAAGAATATCAATTGCTTTTTTATACCCTGTATATCCTGTTGCACTTGTTCCACTTAAATCGAATCCAAATACGTTAGTTCCATCTGCAGCTATATTAGCTCCAATTTGTTTAATTGTTGATGTTGACATACCATCATATCCTCCTTGAAATGGAACTGAGAATTTTAATTCTGTATTTCTAGGTCCTGTAACACCTGCTGAATCTATTGATTGACTTAAACTACCTTTCCAAGTTATACTTGCACTTGGGTGTACTGAATAATCTTCAACATTAAAGTTTCCTGCTACATTACTTTCTTGATTTGTATATGGAAGAGGTTTTGTAAAGTTTAAATTATCTGTTCTTTCATCAGCAAATTGGAATCCTAAATATGCTTTAGCATTATAATTACTACTTAATATACTTTCAGTTTTGTAAGAAGCTGATGGGAAATTAACTGCTGGAGCAAATGCTGCTACATTTATTGGGTTTATTACTGCTTTAAATCCTTTTGGAGATAATTTTGGAGAAAATGCTTTATCTTTAACACCATCTGATACTTCTACTCTAATTATTTTTGACATATTTGGGTAGTCACCACTTATCATTACTTTTTTAAATGTAGAATCATAAGCTGCAGATCTATCTCCAACTACTCTTGAAATAAATTGTGGACTATCTGGATCTAATGTAACATTATTAAATTGTTCTAAAACAACAGGTCTGCTGTCTTTATCTCCAAATTTTCTAATTAATACATTAAATGTACTATATTGTTCTTCTCCGTCTATATCTCCTGGTTCTTTTAAACCAGCTATAGAAACTTTATATTCTGTATTTGTTGTTGTTCCATCTGCTAATGTATGGAACCTAAATAAATCTTTTGTAACTCCACTTTGATATTGTGATGTAATATATGGGGTAACTGCGTGATCATATCCTTCAGCATAAGAACTTGTATAACTTATATCTGCTGATTGAGAAATAAGAATTATATTTGAAGTGGCTGAAATTGATTCACTACCATATCCTGTTAATCCTGCTCCTTGTGTTACTACACTAACAGAAGCTGTTGTTGCAGCAAAAGTAGTTGTTATATCAAGAGCAGTTCCTCCTACATCATTAGTTATTAATACACTTGTACTACCTGAAACTACAGCTGTAATACCTGTAATTCCTGTAATTCCTGCAGCTACTAATGTTGCTAACTTACCTGCGGATGCAGACATGTCACCTGCTACTGCTGTTCCATCATGAGAAGTTAATGCTACATTTGTTACTGATCCTGAAGCTCCTGTTGTAGTATCCGCATAAGTATTACCTACAGTATCTTTAGTAAGTCCACTAAATTTAATAGTGTGTTGTTGACCATTTCCTTCTTGTATATAAAATGCTCCCGAAGCAGCTAATGCTGGATTCGATAAACTTCCTGTATTTACATCACTTGGAAAATTAATTGCATAAGATTCTAGAGTTCCTGCTGTTGCTACTTCAGTTGATAAATTTTTAAAGTTTAAATAAGTAAATGCATTATCTACGTAAGTATTAGTTCCTGTTTTACTGTTTAAAGGATTAGTTCCTACTGATTTTTCAATGTAATCAGCATTTGTAGGAAGTAATGAAGCAGAAATATTTTTAAGTGTAAAATTAGAACCACTAAAACCAATATTAAAGCTTTTATTTATATTATTAACTGATCCAACATTAAATATTGAAGCACCTAATCCTAAAGTTGCTGTATTTTTAGAGGGCATAAATGAAGCTAGGAATACATTTCCATTACCTCCACTAACTGCTAATCCTATTGCTCCCCCATCTCCCGCTGTTAATTTTTGACCACCTCCAGCTAGTACTCTAACTACAGTTACGGTTCCTGCATTTCTTAAATATTCTTTTACTGTTTGGGGTACATACGTATATTGGTTTAATCCTCCAAAGAATTTTTCAAATTCTGAAAATCCTCTACGAATTGTAATAGGTACAAAAGCTGGTCCTTTAACTGTAGGTCCAACTATTGCTGCTCCAAGGGCTCCAATACCTTGTGGGAGAAAAGATAGGTCGTTTTCTCTTGTAAATACTCCTGGTGATACAATGTTTTCTGCCATGTTGTTTTATTTTTTATTGTTGGTTCAATATTATCTGTATATAAATATGAAATAAATTCATAAACCGAAACAGATATAGGTGATTATTTTCCTATAATCACCAATAAATATAATAAAAAAATATAAGACTATTCTACCGACGTAAATTCACCACTTTCTATATCAAGGGTGCCTTTTCCGTATTTAGCTGATAGATTTTTTGCTAATTCAGCTTCTTGAGTCTTTAATTTTACAAAATTACTTTTAATAAGTTTTTCTTGAGCTTCTAACATTTCTTTTTGGATTGATATTTGACCAAAAGATATAGTTATACTGTCCATTTCAGATTGTAAAGTTTTAAGATTTTTTAATTCTTCTTCAGTGAATTTTTTTGATGATTTTACTGCCATAACTTGTTTTATTTTATATTCAGATATACATATATGTAAAGGAAAGAAACCATGATTTTAATGTAAAAAGATTATTAACTCATTGTTATATTTGCTGTTTTTGTTACTCTATCATGAGTTACAGTGAACGTTAATGTATAAACACCTCTACTTACTGCTACTGTTGCTTTTAGTACCATTCCTTCAGTAACAGATAAATCTGTTTCAGTGCCAACCTTAGCATTGTTAGCAGTTATGTGTCCGGCTTGTGTAGAAGTTATTCCTGTCTTAGAAGTATTAGCTGTAATTGCACTAGCTTGAGAGGTTGATATACCTGTTTTAGAGGTGTTAGCTGTGATTGCACTGGCTTGAGAGGTTGATATACCTGTTTTAGCTGAATTAGTATTAATTGCGGAAGTTAGGTCTCTACTTTCATCATCACTATCATTATGTTGTAAGTCATCTACTACTGCTCTAAGTGATTGTATTGCACTTATAATTGGGTCATCTGCTAAGTCTGTGTCATCTAATATGTCTTTTGCAGGTTCCTTACCTGAGACTGCCATTTTCTGTGCTAATGTTTTTATTGTTCTTCTTGCCATATTATGCTGTTGTTCCGGTTAATGTAAAGTTAAATCTTGGTTTCTGTCCACTACCACCATCTGACTTACCAAATCCTACTATTATTAATTGTCCTGCACTTACTGCTGTTGATCCTACTATGTCTATAGTAGTAAATCTACCATTTAATGTTGATGTAGATGCAGTTCCAATTTCTGTTAAAGCTAAATCACTAGTTGCTACACCACTTGCTCTATCCATTTTATATACTTTAGTTACTATTGTTCCATTAGCTGCATTCATTCTAACTTGACTTCTTAATGTTACTTGAGATAAATTAACAGGACATATTATACCACACATTTGATCGTTTTGGTTTAATACGGGAGTACCTGTATCTACCATTTGAGTTGCCCAGTCTCTTGCATCGTTCCAACCATAATTATTACTACCAATATAAACCTGATCGGTTCCATCACTAGCAAACTGTGCTGCTGTTCTATTTATAAATCCTGAAGCCATTCCCAAAATTACTTGTTGTCCAACAAAAGAAGTTGAAGTTACTGAACCAAATTCTACATCTGAATCTGATTTAACGTTCTGATCCATGTCATATAGTTCATTTGCACCTTGTCCTGTGTTTACTGTTGCAAATGTTACTGTTGCTGTAGTTACTAAACTTTGGTTTATAGCTTTTACAGCTGCAAGATTAGTTAGTTCTGAATCCATTAATGCGCCTTGTGTTGCTAGAGGTAAATTAGTTAAATTAGCACCATTTCCTATAAATCGTCCTCCTTTAATGTCTCCACTTGCACTTATTTCACCTGAAGCCGTTATGTTACCATTAAGTGTTATAGCAGCTCCTTCTGCACTACCTATTTTTATTGTAGTCCCATCTACGTCTAAGTTTCCGTCTATATTTGCGTTTTTTGTTAAATCTAAATTTCCACTTGCACTTATATTAGCTGAGGCTGTTATATGATTAAATAATACGTTAGCTGTTGTAGCTACATCTTGTCCAATTGCAACATCATTAGCATTTGCGGTTACACCTGTACCCCCAATCACATTTACTGTAGCTGAGCCACCTAATGTAATCGATCCTCCTCCTGTTA